CATATAGTATTTAGAGAAGAACTAGATCGTAGTCTTAGTTTACCTGGAATACGAGAAAAATTAGAAAAAGCCTTTGAGAAAGACAGAGCAAAATCTCAACAGTACCAAGGTAAGTACGGGTTTGAAGAGTGGTATTCAGACAATGTTAGTAGGTACTTACTTAATGAAGGCTTAAAAGCTACTAATGGTGTAGATGGGTGGTTTAAACGTATTGCTAACAGGATTAGACAAATATTTAAACAACTTAGCCCAATGTATCGAAAACGTTTTAATGTTAACCCTGTATTTGCTGACTACGTTGAAAATGTAGTTAAGAAGTACAAAGAACCTGCTAGGTTAAACGCAAAGCCTTCGTTTAATGAAAAAATACAAGTTAGAAAAATAGTAGAAGAAAATGTACAGCAGACAGCAAAAGAGTTTGGAGCCAGTAAAGGATTTATAGCAAGTTTAAAACGTAAGGTAGATAAGTTCTTACGAGAAAACCCTGACTTGTTACCCAGAGATTGGAACAAAGCTATAAGTCACTTTTTATTTACTGCAGACAACAGATTACGTAAGTTGTCATCTGAACTAGCTAGACAACTGTATGACAGGTCTGGATCAGACGACCCAAGAGGATATTTAAACTCTAGGGGTAATATAGCTAGGCAGTTTAAAAATAGACTTTTAGAAATACTACCTGCTGGTATTGCTACCGAACGAGTACAAGAGATTTTGTTAGAAGCAGAAGATGATCGTATACCTACAAGTCAGCTAAAAAGTCCTGAAGCTAAACAAATTAGAAGATTCTTACGGGACTTTTATAACGATTACATAGAAGGCAGTGGGCATAACCAAGGTAACGGCAGAGTAGAGTTTAGAGAAAACTTCTTCCCTCGAGTTCTAATGATTGAAGCTATACGAGAAAACCCTGAGTTACAGACTGCTTTAGCTGAGCTATTGCAACGTAAAGCAGGCACACCTACGTTTGAAACAACAATTGTAACGCCTGAAGGTGAGAAAGTTCTTTCCACAACTTGGCAAGAAGTAGTAGAGAACATTATAGAAAACGAAGAACGTAACCCCGATGACCATATTGATGGAGCAGAAGCAACGTCAGTAGGTATGTCTAAAAATAGATCTGATTTGTTTAATTTAGTTTCTAACAAAGAACTACGAGAGATAGGTGTACTACAAGACCCAGGCGTGACTATATTAAAATACATTGATGATATGGTAAAACGTATTGATTATCAGGACAAGGTACAGACTGAAGTAACAGCTCAAGATAGACAAACTATTATAGCCGCACGTGACGCAGGGACAATTAATGAATCTTTAGCTCGTGCTTTACTAAGTGTACCTGTAGGTAAAACAGCAAAAGGGTGGATAGCTGCTGAGTATATGATACAGCGTATATCAGACCCACTACAACGCGAAGAAGCTAAGGACTTAATTAGAGGGATGTTAGGTAAAACAGGTCTTAACATGTCCAAAGGAGCTCGTGCTGCAAGTAGTTTGCTTTTAACTTTGAATGTTATTGCATACTTAAGTTTAGCTACAATAGCTTCTTTGCCTGACTTAGCAGGGCCTGTGCTTAGATCTAGAGACTTTTCTGCTTTTAGAACTGCTTTCCAACAGTATAGATATTACTTTAAAAACCGTGCAGAACTACAACAATATTCTAGAGATGTTGGTGTAACTACACTTGATTCTATGTCTATGATGGCAATTAACGCAAACGAAATGGCGTACATGACTCCAGGTATGGAGAAGTTTACTGATAAGTTTTTCCACGCAATAGGATTAGAACAATTTACTAAATTTACTCGAGTATTTGCTTTAGGTATGGGCGAGAAGTTTTTAATAAACGAAGCTAATAGAGCAACTGATTCTAGTCTTTCTATACAAGAACGACAACGATCTGCTAGACATCTAGAAGAACTTGGAGTTACAGCGGAAGATGTAAAAGCTTGGGACAGAACAAAAGAGGAAGGAGATAGGTATCGTAATTTTCAAGGTGAATCAGGCGAAAGAGTTAAAGGAGCGTTAGGGCAGTTTGTTAACGAATCTATTGTAAGACCTAACTCAGCAGAACGACCTGGGTGGGCTTCTAACCCTTATGCTGGAATAGTTTGGCAGTTAAAATCTTTCTTCTACGCTTACGGTAAAAATATTGTAGGTGGCGCACTACGTGATTCTCATAGTAGATTCTCTGAAACAGGTAGTGTTGGAGATGCAGCTGTACCCATATTAATTATGGGAACTGCTTTCTTACCGCTTACTATGGTAGGATTAGAACTACGTGAGTGGTTAAAATATATGTTCCGCGGTGGAGATGAAACAGCTCTTAGGTCTGATTCAATGGATTTTGGAGAATACAGCGCAGAGATTATTGACAGATCAGGACTGCTTGGACCTTGGGGATTGTTAAGACCAATGTTAGAAGCAGGAGATTTTGGAGGGTCTTGGTGGGTTCCTCCATTAGGTCCTACAGCAGAACGTGTAGAAGACATAGTACGAGGAGATGTGGATTACACTACTTATCTCCCTGTATACTCATCATTTAGATAATTTAAGGTAGATAACATGGCATATTCGGAAACAATAAAATTAGTCGTAGGAGATACACTACCTGAGCTTGTTGTCACGTTGAAAGACAGTAATACAGCGGCTTCAGGTAAAACACTAGATGTAGAAGACTCATCTACGTGGGCTCCTATAAATTTAACAAGTGGCTCAGTAAAACTTTTTATTCGTAAAGTAGGTGAAACTACTTTGACTTCAACAATAGCAATGAGTTTAACAGACGCTTCTAACGGAGTTGCATCTGCGTTGTTCCCTTCAGGAACTTGGACAGCCGCAGGTATATATGAGGGAGAAGTTGAGTTTACAAATTCAAGCGGTAATATTCAAACAGTTCAAGAGTTAATTAAGTTTAACGTACGTGACGATTTTAATTAATGGGAATATCAGCCAACATATCTTATGTTAAAGGAAAAGCTACTGTTTCTTACGTAGAACTAAACGCTGTTGTAGATTTAAATACAAATGTATTAAACAAATATTTTACAGTAGATAATAATAGTCCAGAAGCTTTAACTGTTACTATAGGTGATGCACCTGCTATCTCTTTTAGTAGACCAGTTTTTGACAGTTTTGGTATGTCAGATAGCCCTGCTATAGCTTTCAGTAGACCAGCTTCTGATAGCTTTGGTATGTCAGATTCACTAGTAACCGCTTTAATTTACCTTAGAGCTTTTGCTGACACATCTAGTATTTCAGAGGCTTTAGTTCTAACTAGTTTTGAAAAAGTACTTTCCGATGCTTTTACAATGGACGATACAACCAGTGTTTCTGATGATCTAAAAACAGACGTAGCACTAAATAAGAACAATGTAGTATCAATATCTGAAACATCAGCTATTAACTTTACATCACCGCAATCAGATAGTGCTACACTTTCAGAATTATTACAGGTACAATTAATTGAAAGTGTTGGGTTCTCTCGATTTAACGAGAGTATCGTAAACACTTTTATGTTCAATGAGTAGTTAAGATTAACCGAGAGGGCAAAAATGTCAAACATAGATGAACAACTACAATTGAAAGGCCATGTACAAATACGCCTAAATGGTGAATTAGTACAGGATATAGACAACCTTGTGGTTACCGCGGGTAAAGGGTTTGTCGCTAGTCGTATAGAAGGAACTTCTGCAGGTGTGATGAGTCACATGGCAGTAGGAACCAGTACAACAGCGGCTGCTGCAGGACAAACTGCTTTAGTTTCAGAATCAGCACGTGTGGCTTTGGCTAGTACAAGTGTTTCTGCCGCTGTAGTAACATACACTGCAACTTTTCCTGCAGGAACAGGTACAGCAGCTCTTACTGAAGCAGCTATTTTAAATGCTTCTTCTAGTGGAACAATGCTATGTCGTACAGTTTTTTCAGTTGTAAACAAAGGGTCTTCAGATGCCATGACAATTACATGGACTGTAACCGTTAGTTAAAGAAGGAGTGCCGATAGCATGGGAGTTTTATTAAAAAACAATGCGGGCACACTTTTAAGTGCTGATGTAAATACTAGTACAACTAGTATTAGCGTAGCTAGTAGTGCTTCTTTTCCTACACCTTCAGGAAGTGACTACTTCTACGCTACAATGGATGACGGTGCAAATGTAGAAATAGTAAAAGTAACTGGAGTATCAGGCACTACTCTTACTGTAGTTCGTGCACAGGATGATACGTCTGCACGTTCTTTTTCTACTGGTGATAAACTTCAACTTCGAGTCAACGTTAAAGCTTTAGAAGAACTAACAAATCTTGTAGATGCTACTGATTCAGTTAAAGGTATAGCTTCATTTGATTCAAATGATTTTTCAGTTTCTAGTGGAGCAGTAAGTCTAGCTACAACATCTACAGCTGCAGAACTAAACATTCTTGACGGAGTCACTTCAACTACTGCAGAACTTAATATCCTTGACGGAGTAACTTCAACTACTGCAGAACTTAATGTCCTTGATGGAGTTACTTCAACTACTGCAGAATTAAATATACTTGATGGAGTTACTTCAACTACTGCAGAATTAAATATACTTGATGGAGTCACTGCTACGACAGCAGAGATTAACCATGTCGATGGTGTTACTTCTAATGTTCAGACTCAACTAGATGCAAAACAGCCACTAGATGCAGAGCTAACAGAGCTTGCAACAATGGCAAGTGATACAGCTAGTTCTTTAGCAGACCTGACAGCAGCAGAAGTTCAAACTTTAGATGGTGTTACTTCTAGTACCGCTGAGTTAAATATACTTGATGGTGTTACTTCAACTACCGCAGAACTTAATATTCTTGATGGAGTTACTAGCACAGCAGCCGAACTAAACATATTAGACGGTGTAACTAGCACAGCAGCAGAACTAAATATACTTGATGGAGTTACCTCTACAGCTGCAGAGCTAAATATTCTAGATGGTGTGACAAGTACTGCAGCAGAGCTCAATGTAATAGACGGTGATACAAGTGCTACTTCTACAACATTAGCAGACGCAGATAGAGTAGTGGTAAATGATGCAGGAACTATGAAGCAAGTAGCTCTTACAGATTTAGATGCAAGAGATTTTGAAATTGTAACTTCTGCACCTACAGATGGATCTGGTAAAAAAATTGGGTTTGTCTGGTACGTTGTATAACGAGGGTTTAGCATGGCAATTAAAATATGGGACGGTGATTCAATTGAAACACCAAACCCTATTGTCGTAAAGGTAACTGATGGAACACTACGTTTTGTAAATTATGCTGTTGTAAAAGAAACAGATGGCAGTCTTACTACTTTTTTTAATGCCATAAAACAAACTACAAAAAACACAACTACCACATTTTCTACAACTGCAAGCACGACTACCACTTTTAATACGACTTTTTCTACAACTCGATCTACTGCTACAACCAGATCAACCACGACAACTTTTAATACAACTCGATCTACTGCTACGAGCCAATCAACCACGACAACCTTTTCGACAAGCAAGAGCACTACTACAACCTTCGGAACTTCGCGTAGCACTTCTTTTACAACTTCGTATACTACAAGTTATACAACTAGTTATAGTACAGCTCTTGGTGGAAAGAGTGGAGGCTCCAGGACTACTTCGCATACTACATCGCAAAGTACTTCTAGATCTACTTCTCGTACGACTTCGTTTAACACAAGTAGATCGACCACAACGACTTTTAACACAAGTAGATCGACCACTACTTCATTTAACACAACAACCACTTTTAGCACAAGTGCGAGCACGACTACTACATTTAACACAACAACGACATTCGACACTACTGTTGAAACGTCTGCGAGCACGACCACAACATTTAACACAACTGCCACTACAGCTACAATTATATTTGAAAGAATTACAGCCACAGGAAACACAGGTTCGTTATTTGAAACAGAAGTAGCTTCGGCAAATGCACACAACGCTAGATATTGGGATGGCGATTCATGGGAGGAAGCATAAAATGACAATGACTGTAACAAAAATTAAGTATAGTGATATAGATCAAACGATCTTTGAAGAATGTTTTAATAAATCATTACCTTATTTTGACGGAGACAAACCAAATATAATATGGGATGAATTTCACTTAACTGCTAGTTCTAGCGCAGAAAAAAAACTTAAAGCTATAAGAACTTCATTTAAAAATAGAGATGACCTCGATGATCATCATATCTTTAAATTAGACATAGATGGAAGAATAGTAAATTATGGTTGCGGTAGGAGAGAAATTCAAAACGAAAAAATGTTTAACCATGAACTAGACTTGTATAGAGAAGATGCGGGTGGCAGTCAAGGTTGGTGTTACACTTTAGAGTACCATAAAGTAATAGATGAATTTTATAAAAGTGTTTCTGATGATTGTGTCAAGTCCAGTGTATGGGTTGTAGAAGGTTCTAATATGGAACAAACATATATTGATTGTGCTAGTTCTGGATGGATTAAATTTTCTACTCCTATAACTATAGAATACCATGACAAAGGTTTTAAATATAAAAAGCTAGTAGTAACTTTTACAGGATGACTTTTCTTAATCCTGCTTCAATAGCACTTGTAGGGGCCTCTACAAAAACGCTTGATGAAGCTATATCTCAAAACAAGTATTGGGGTGCTGCTCTTAGAGATTCTCTGTTAGAAAGCACTAAAGTTCCCCTATATCTTATTACTAAACATGATTCATACAATGATTTACCAGAAACTCCTGATTTAGCAATAGTCGCAGTACCTAATATTATTGAAGAAGTAACTAAGATTGTAAATAAAGGTACAGATAAAATTATAGTTATTAATACTTTAGATGCTTTTACAGAAAGAAAGTTATATGAAATTGTAAAAAACAAAGCAAAAATACTTGGACCAAACTGTATGGGTGTTCATTGTGATGCTTATTCTACTTTTCTTTTAGATAGAAAAACTACTGGAGATATTGGTTTAGTTACACAAAGCGGTGGTATTGGTGAAGCACTATTAGAGAATGTTCCAAACTTGAGAACAGTAATAAGTGTAGGTAATGCACAACATTACACAATAGAAGATGCAATCCAATCGCTTAGAGAAGAACCTAGTATAAAAAGAATTGCACTATATTCAGAAAGTCATATACCAGAAGATGATGATGTTATTACTTTGATGCCTAAATACAATAAAAAAAGCATCGAAACTGTCTACAATCATTCAGGTTTAACTTTACAAAAACATGAAGCTATTAATAATTTAAATGATTTTATTAAAATTTTGAATGAAAAAGTATTAGTTATAAGTAATTCTGGTGGATGGCTGTGCTTGTATGCTGGAGAAAATCCATATCAAAATGCAACATACATAGATACAAATGCTACAGGATGTCCATTAGATGCTGCTATAGAAATGCAAAAAAATTACGATAGGACAATTATTTTTTGGAATAAATATTACGATTATCCAGAAGAAAAAAGAGATACAAGTAATTTACTAATACCTTTTGAGATTATTATAAGCTGTGAAATTAAGGATTAATTATGTCTGAAGATCTTAAAGAAGAAATCCATCTTATTAATAGAAGGATAGAAGAAACTCTTTCTATATTAATAGAACATTTTAAAGAGATGGAAGAAAGAATGGATAAGTTAGAAGAAAAAGTAGGTTGCAATGACGATTGAGACATTAGCTTTTAACGATGTTCTTAACAATGAAATAGCACACTTTTTTAAATCTGGGAATATTCGTAGGTCAAAAGAAAATAATAAGTTAGATAAGATACATTATCTATTACCAAAAAAAGGTAATTACGGTACTAATTTAGAGTACGATATCTGGTACGACTTTGGGACCGAAAATAAAATAAGAGGTTATTTATATACAGATGTTATGACTAAGTTTGTATATCTAAAGCCTGCTTCAACTTTATACTGTAAGAAAGTAATAAGGGATGCTTTAAACGATGACATTACAGAAGAAGGCGAAAAGATATTTCAAGATATATCTAGAAATAACACAGACAAGTATGCGTTGAGACAAACAAAAAAAGAATACCCGTATGTTATTTTTTTAGCTGGAAGTAACATAATAAAAGAAATAACAGATGACATTAAAGTGAAAAGAGCTATTGATACAGAAGGAGCTGTGTTAAAACCACACCCTTTAACTTCTCCATTTGTTATGGCTTATTTAAGAAACCGTTATGGTAAACAAAACTTGTTAGACAGAAAACTGTCAGGGCATAACATTTTAAATAGAACAAGAAAAATTGGATGTACTTCTAACTCTGAAATGGGACTTATTGGTTTATCTCAAGGTAAACGCATAGAACTATTTGATCGTAAAAAAATTGCAACCAAAACCTACACTCCGATATACGCTGTCCTTTTTGAAAAAGGATATCCTGTTATTGATGATTTTAAAAGAATACTGTCGTCAAAATACTCAGGATTAATTTACTATGATTCTGAAAATCCAAAACAAAATATAAAAAACTTTTTTAAGTATTTTAAAGATATACCTCATGTTAAACCTAAAAACCCTAAAAGTCTTAATACTGGAAGAAAATAATCTACTGAAACTTACAACAAATTCATTAGATATTAATAATCCAGAAATAACTTATAAAGTTATTACTAAAGACAAAATGTTAAAAAGTAGAATTGCTACTGCTTTAAGTAATACTAATGAAATAGCATTAGTTATAAAAAGCGGGCTAGTTGTTAATTTAAAGAATAAAGACCTCCCTACTAAATCTAAATTAAAAAAATACCATATGGCTGTTAGCCGATATGGTGTGTTTACTGACCATGAAAGGGTTAAAGAACATTATCAATATAGTTCTGAAAAACTTAACAAAAAAGTTTTAGATTTATCTATATTTATAATAAATCCTAAGAAGTGGAAAACAGTACCAGAAAAAGACTCGGGAGCAGTTAGAGATAAAAAACTGTTGTATATGCCTAGATACATGAACCATAAAGATGATATTTTGTTTGAAGAAGAGTCTACTGCTGCGATAGACGCCTTTAATTATGGAGTTTTAGGAGAACAAGCGTTAATACATAATTATCTTGGACCTATAAACCGAAAAAATATTAACGTATTAGAGATTTATGCGTACTGTTTTGATAAATTATTGCCCTATCTAAAAGGAGTTCCTAAAAAAGAAACAACTCGTATTACCTCGTTAGCAAACAAAACCCTTACTAAAATTAAAAACACAAGAGAGAAAATGCACTATGTCCACCACAAATAAACACATACGAATATCTGCTGTATACACAAAAGAATCTAGTATAGAAGTACCTGACGCTGTTCGTTATTTACAAGAACAACCGCCTCAAGTAGAAACAGACCTAGCTTGTCAGTCTGGTTTTTCTTCTATATCTTTTAACAAAGAAAAAGCATTTGAAGTAGATCTTTCGTTTCAAATAACATCTAAATACCAAGATAGCTATTTATACATACTTAATTTTATTCAAAGTGGTATATTTACTTTGTGTAATTACAAAGACGAAAGTGAGATTGAAGAAGCCTTAGCGGTAGATTGCCCTAATATTATATTTCCTTACGCTAGACTTCACGCTCATCACATAACAAACCAAACAGGATTTTCTCCTATACTAATACAAGAGATAAATTTTAAAGAGTTGTATTACAACGAGATAGGTAAAAAATACATTCAATGAGTTTGATAAAAAGTAGCGATTCAAGTTAAAATGAATAAAGCGTATAAGGAGTAACAATGGCAAAATTAGCATTTTTAAAAAACATAGTGGGTGCAGTTGCACCAACTTTAGGGTCTGCACTAGCAGGACCAATGGGCGGTATGGCAGGAGACGTTGTTGCTAAAGTGCTTGGTTGCGAAAACAATCCAAAATCAATAGAAAAAGCAGTACAAAATGCCACTCCAGAACAAATGTTAGAGCTTAAAAAAGCAGAACAGCAGTTTGAAGTGCAAATGGCAGAGTTAGAAGTTGACGTTTTTGCCTTAGAAACTAAAGATATTCAAGACGCAAGATCGAAGTTTTCTAAAGATTGGACGTCTAGAATTATGGGATTAACTGTAGTTGGTGGATTTATGGGGTATATCTTTCTAATCACGCTCCAGCCTCCAGAGCAGAACAGCGAAGCATTGATCAACTTAGTCCTCGGCTATCTTGGAGGTCTTGCAAGTGCTATTATATCATTTTACTTTGGTGCCTCTAATTCTAGTAAGGATAAAGACGAATGAATAGAGAAAAACTTATAGAAGAACTGAAACGAGACGAGGGAGAAGTTCTTACTCTTTATAAATGTTCTGCAGGAAAAAATACAATCGGAGTAGGCAGAAATGTTGATGACCGAGGGATTACAGTAGAAGAATCTGATTTTCTACTAAACAATGATATAGACCTTTGCGTAAAAGAATTACAGACTACTTTTTCTTGGTTTAATAATTTAACAAACACAAGAAAGCGCGTGTTAGTAAATATGTGTTTTAATCTAGGTTTATCTAGATTACTAGGATTCAAAAAGTTTTTAGCTGCTATAGAAAAAGGAGATTGGGAAGAAGCTGGTGTGCAAATGCTTGACTCTAAATGGAGTAGACAAGTAGGGGCTAGAAGTCACCGCTTAAAAGATTTATTGCTGGAAGGCTAATGTACTATAAATTAATAACATTTAAAGGGATTGCACCTCAGATATCTCCTAGGTTGTTAGCAGACACAGTAGCTCAAACTGCTGAAAATGTATCTCTTGATAGTGGGCGTTTAGTTCCTATAACCGATAACAGCACTACCGCTACTTTAAACGCTTCAGGTAAAACTTCTATATACAAGTATGAGTTTGGCGGTGTAGATTACTGGCTAGAGTGGGCTAGTGATGTAGATGTACAACCTGCACCTATACCTGATGACGCTAACGCACGTTTATATTGGACGGGAGATACGTTTCCTAGGATGGCTAGTTCCACAGAGTTGATAGCTTCTGGTTCGGGATCATACCCTAGAAGTTTTTTCCGTTTAGGTATACCTGCCCCTGAAAATACTCCTACTGCAAGTATAGCTTCTGGGTCAGACGATGGAACTCAGACTCAATTTAGCACATCATATGTGTACACTTTTGTGTCTGGTTTTGGTGAAGAAGGACCGCCGTCCGCGGCTTCTACTGTGCTTACTAAAGTAGACGCTCAAACTGTAACTGTAGCTAACATGAGTACAAGTGCAGGCAGTGGTACAAGCAGAAGTAATACAAACATAACTAAAAAAAGAATTTATAGATCTAATACAGGGTCAAACACTACTGCGTTTCAGTTTGTTGGTGAAGTTAATTTAAGTGCGACTACTTTTACTGATTCTACTACTAATGCTAATTTAGGAGAACTTATACCTTCTACTTTCTGGATTGCTCCGCCTGATGAAGACACTTCTTTGTATCCTAATGGGCAAATGCGTGGTCTAACTTCTATGCCAAATGGTATATTTGCAGGATTTTCAGGTAAACGTTTGTGTTTTTCTGAACCGTTTCTACCACACGCCTGGCCTGTAGCGTATCGTATAACTCTAGATGAAGAAATAGTATCTATTGCTATGGCAGGAAATGGCTTATTTGTTGGTACAAAAGGCACACCTTATTTAGTAATTGGTACAGATCCACAATCTATGAGTGCAGTTCGTATAGAAGCAGCACAAGCGTGTTTGAATAAACGTTCAATGGTAGATATGGGACCATATGTATTGTATGCAGGAGCAGACGGGTTGGTTGCTGCGACAGGTACTGACGTACAAGTTATTACTGAAGGGCTTATTTCCCCTGCTCAATGGCGAAGTGAATATTTTCCTACTGCCTTACAAGGATTTTTATGGGAAGGACGCTATGTAGGATTCTATACAAGTGGTAGTAACTACGGCGGATTTATATTTGATAACCGTTTTGGTGAACGTAATGTAACTAGTTTGACACAAACAGCTACTACTGATGTTTCAGGTGGTTTTACAGACCCTGACGATAATTCTTTATACGTAATTATTGATCCTGCAAGTGGTAATGGAGTAGTTAAAGAGTTTCAAGGTGGTACTACAAATCAAACGTTTACTTGGAGAAGTAAAACATTTGTACCTGAACGCCCTGGTAGAATGGGGTTTGTAAAAGTAGATGCTGAAGACTGGCCAGTTGTAATAAAAGTGTATGGGGATGGCTCTGTTATTTACCATGCAACTATAGCTGCGTCTGGTAGTGTTTACACAGTTACAGGCACTACTCCTAGTTTTAGTGCTGTAACAATACTTGAACCTGTAGTTAGATTACCGAGTGGTGTACACAAAACTTACTCTGTAGAAGTACAATCTACTAAAATTGTAAACGAAGTGTGTATTGCAGAGTCTATTCAAGAGATACGTGCTTTATAAATGGCTACTACTAAGACACAAGTACCTTCAATACCAGCGATTCCGAGAAATGAACGTGAGGCTGAAGCTTTTAATAATTCTATAAAAGAAATTTTAGAAGTACGGCTTGGTCGTAGAGGTGACCCAAAAGATAGAGCTGTTACTCTTAGAGAGCTAATTGATAGCGGTCTAGCTAAAGAACTACTTGATAACCCTTTTGATCCAAATGCAGGTATAGGCGTAACTGATTTTGCTTCTAGTTCAACTTTTGTAGATGGTAAACTGGATAACACTACCGACTTAACAGCTCCTCCAACTCCTACAGGTCTATCTGCAGCTGCAGGCACAACTAAAATTATTCTTAGTTGGAATAAAGCACAAATATCTAATTTAGCGCACACAGAAGTATGGCGTTCTAGTGATAATAATTTAGGTAATGCGGTGCGACATGATACTACTGAGGCTTTTGTTTGGGTAGACAGCGTAGACCCTGGGGACGAGTTCTATTATTGGATTAGACATGTAACAACTGCAAATATATTTAGTCCGTTTGTAGGTTCGGTAAATGCTACTGGGGTTTTAATTGCAGGATCAAAAATTGCAGATAACGCTATTACTTCAGTAAAAATTGTTGCTGATGCTATTACTACAACAAAGATAGATGATGATGCTATTACAACACCCAAAATTGCTACTAACGCAGTTACAGCAGACTCTATTGCTGCTAATACTATTACTTCAGGTAATATAGCAAGTAATACTATTACTTCAGGTAATATAGCAAGTAACACTATTACTTCAGGCAATATAGCAAGTAACACTATTCAAGCTGGTGATATTGCATCAAATACTTTAACTTCAGCTTCAGGTGTATTTGGAGCTATAAGCGCAGCAGATATAACAACGGGCACACTAAATGGAAATAATGTAAGTGTAACTAATTTAAGTGCTAGTAATATAACTGGTGGGAATTTAAATGCGGATAGAATAGTAGCAGGTTCACTTAATCTTGCAGGAAAGGCAGTATCAGGTTCAGTAGGAACTGTAGTTGCATCTGCTAGTATTACTGATAGTGCAATTCCAGATGATACAAATGTACATAATTATTTAAGCACTTATTGGGCAAGTAGTCCGTTTCATGCTTCTGGTAGCAGTTATGTGCATATACCAACTGACTCAAGTGGTAATAAAGCTCAAGTAGCATGGACAACACCCAATTGGACTGCTTCATCAGGTTCTAGTTCAACAAAAAAATTTATTGTAACTGGTTCTTTGAATGCAACAGGACAACTGGTTGGAGACGGTCGTGCAGAAAATTTAACTGCTATAGCGGTTAGACAAACATCAAGTGCTACTGGATATCAATCTAGCTCGATGAGTAATTTCCTATTATCAACATCAATAGTACAAGCAGCTGGTGATCATGTTCTTGGTAGCATTATAATAACTGGTGTAGTAGATCTTCTTCCGAATACAACATATTACGCTTGGTTGTTTCATGGTATTAGTGATTACGGTCCAACAGGAAGTAGTAATGGCGGAGCAGGAAACGCAATAATAAGAGTACAAGGGTTAGGAATATAATATGGTACAACGAACATCAGACGAAATACCTAATATGACTATATGGACAGTTGTAAAAGATAGACGATATGGTTTATTAAAAGCTACTGATTGGACACAGGCAGCTGACTCTCCGTTAAGTGACTCAAAAAAAGCAGAATGGGCTACATATAGACAAAAATTAAGAGATTTACCAGAAACATATAGTGGCGAAACAGACTTATTAAAAATTGTTTTTCCCACACCGCCAGAATAAAAGGTACAATAAAGCTATGAAAAGACCAAGTATGAAAATACAGAAACGTAAAGTTTCTAAAAGACAACAGAAGGCTATAAATAAACTGCCTACTGATAAAAGATCTTATGTAAAAAGGCGAGTTTTATTTGGTGATACGCTTAGACAAGCAAAGAAAAAGTCTAAATCACTAAATATGTAGGTCATGCAAGATGTTGCACAACTAGTAAGTGAGCTTGGGCTTCCTATAGCTAGTGGTTTGGTAATGGCTTACTTTATTTTCCTTGTTATGAAACAGTTAATGGATGGCCTTGTTTCAGAGATACAAACAGTCCAGGCTATATCTAAAATGCTTATTACCCGAGCTGCTACTATGAATAATGATATGATACGCATTGATACTAGCGTGAGTAGTGCTTTGGGTTTGTCACCTGATTTAGATCGTATAGCTAGAAGTGAAAACTTTGTTGAGGATGGAAAGATAGATGCTAGGAGAGATTAATGGACGCACCAGTAGGTGATGCAGAAGCAGTTGTAGATGGGTTATTTGGTTTAATTTATTTATACCCGTCTGATTATTTAATTGTATTTGGTTCTTTAACTTTGTTTGCAGTGTACGGCTTATCAATCTATGCAGGTATTAAGTACATACAAAAGAAGTTTAAATAATGGACATTGTTGCTTTAGTATCTGAATTTGGCTTTAGTGCAGTTATGGTAGGGGGTTTAGGGTATTTCGTTTATTTTGTTTGGCAAACAATTAATAATAAAATAGATCCAGCTGTGCAAGAAATGAAAGTAACTATTATACGACTTACAGACCAACTGCGTTTGTTAGACCAAGATATGATACGATTACAGCAAAAAGTGAATACAGTATTAGAACTAAAAGAAGAAAATAAGTTAAAAGATGAGAATGAAAATTAATTGGCATTGGTTTTTTGGTATATACGTTTATGCAGCTTTATTTTTGTTGCTGCTTAATGTTTACAGTAATGCAGATGAAATACTATTTAAGTTTAAAAGTCCTAGCTTTTCAGGTCTTAACAGTTCTTCACATTACTTAACAATAGAAAACCAAGAATCTACAAGACGTCAGACCAAAATTGAGGAGGCGAAGTCATTAATTGAAGAAGCTGAACGAGAAGAATCTAATTCTACTTTAAGTCGTTTTATTAGAAACTTTGAATCAAGAGTGTATGCACAATTGTCACGGCAGCTAGTTGAACAATTGTTTGGAGAAAATCCAAGCACCGAGGGTAAACTTGAGCTAGAGGGAAACATTTTAGAGTACACAGTAGAAGCTGAAATAATTACTTTGACTATAACGGATGAAAACGGAGATATTACAACGATTTCTGTACCCACTGCTAGTTTTACTTTCTAG